TTCATCCTCAAACATTCAAGTCAATCTATGACCAGATTATCCCTGCAGGATATAAGGCAGACTTTCAATTCTTCTATGGTTATAACGTTGACCAAGTCCGCAACCTAATTGCTGACTGGACTGTAAAAGGTTTTGATTATCTATTTGCCGTTGACCATGATGTATCATTTGCTCCTGATACTATTATGAAGTTGTTAGCACATGATAAGCCAGCAGTGTCAGGTCTCTATCGCCAGCGTCTAGAACCACAGGCAATCGAAGTATATGATATGAACCTTGCTCGTATTCCTTGGTCACATCTAAAGGGTAGAGGTCTTGTTCAAGTTGGTGGTTTTGGTCTTGGCTGTGTTCTTATTAAGAAGGAAGTGTTTGCTACTGTAGGTTATCCGCAGTTTGTTTATTATGATGCTCTTGATCACAAGGATACCTTTAGTGAAGATCTAGACTTCTGCCGTAAAGCTACTCGCAAGGGATTTACTATGTGGGCTGATACTTCTATTGTATGTGGGCATCATGGCCATAAAGTATTCACCATTGTAGATGAAGCACCACCTGTTGTTGAAAATCCTGAGAAGAAGAGACTCAGAGAACTAGGTGCTATGCGTTTACTTCCTCAGATACACACACAGTATCTTGCTAGCATGAAGAATGATGGTCTTGAACCTAAAGTGATTTATGATATTGGTGCGTGTGTTCTACACTGGACTAATGAAGCTAAAACTGTTTGGCCAAACTCACAGTATGTTTTGTTTGAAGCTATGGATGCTACTAAGTTCCTTTATGAAGAAGGCAATTATCTTCATAACTGTGGCTTACTATCATCAGAAGATGAGAAGGTAATTTCTTTCTATGAGAATACTGAGCATCCTGGTGGTAACTCAGTGTATAAAGAAAATATTGTTTTAAGTCCTCGCGCGGATGAGCTATTCCCTGAAGAGAAAAAGGTTCGTAAGATCTCTATGACACTTGATACTGTGGTAAAGGAAAACAATTTCCCCATGCCGGATCTTATTAAGATGGATATTCAGGGAGCAGAGTTAGATGTACTAAAGGGTGCTGCCAATGTTCTTAAGAACTGCAACCATGTCATCCTAGAACTACAGCATGTTGATTATAACTTCGGTGCTCCAAAGTCAGAAGAAGTTATTGAATACATGAAGGGATTAGGATTTAGTACTGCTGGAATGTTCTGTGGTAGTAGTGTATTGGATGTAGATGGCGACTATCACTTTACTCGTGATTAAAATTCTCCGCCGTCAATACCTCCAAGCACAAAGGTACTGTTAGTATTGTTATAAACTAACACATTACCATTAGCAGTATTTGCTAGGTTGACATCAGTAAGTTGTGATAAAGCAGTAGCACCACTATTGCCAACCAATCCACTACGGAGAATGATTGGACTGGTATTGGTGCTGAACTTTACAGCCTTAAACTTAGGAGTGGTTACTGTAACATTAATAGCCATTAGGGATACGTTACCGTTGTTACTTCTGGAGTTACTGTAAGAATACCTTCCACGATTCTAGTTACTGTACCAGAACCAGTAATACTTATTACGTCATACACGTATCTGCCATAATCCATAGCTAGTGATACATTTGCTGTTAAAGATAAATTGATCACACCATTTGTTGGTGTAGGAACACTAACTGCGAAACTAACAGAGTTAGATGAAGTATACCATTTACGAATTTGAGCTTGTACAGTGTATCCAGTTAAATCGATTGCCTGATCATTATCGTCAGTCAAGTTTAATGCTGTGGTGAAGGTAGTACCCTGATCAACTACAATGTTTGCTTTCGCTGCCATAATACTTCCTATACTGCTATTGTAGTTCTTTGAAAATTCACAGTTGAGGTAGTTGTAGAATTTGTTGTAGGTGAGATCAATAGATTAACATTACCCGATGCTACATTTACTGTAAACACAGCCATATTACCCTGAGAAGTGTTGCTTGTTAGTGTGGCATATTCTGTTAAGAATGCATCCGTGCCATTGTGCAATAACATAATTTCAGTCGATTGAAACCCAATAGCAGTAGCATTAACCTGTAATAGATATTTTATAGTTCTTGCTGAAGCTAATGCAAAACTATCAACAACCTGCACAGCTACGTTATCAGTAAAGTTTACTGTGTTGGAGATATAAGTCGTTTTACTGGTAACGAATCCAGTGCTGATATTAAGAACATTAGCTGTAGTATTATTGCCACCACGAATAGCATCCAGAGCAATAAGAGTATTAGCTGAGAAGGAACCATTTAGGTAAGAGTTACCAATGGTATTACTCAATGAACCATTGGCTGTTATGCAGTTATTTGAAATGATTGTGGCAACGTTATTGGTCTTATTAACCCAATCGTTGAACGTGTCAGTAGTAGTGTTGACGTTTGCTGTACTAATTGCCATTTTTTCTCTCTACCATCATCTTTAGGATTTCTTTGATCTCAGAAACCGCATCTGTTAATTCTTCCACCTTCTTATTTATTTCATCGGACTGGCTCAATCTAGTTCTTTCCATCATATACTGATTTAATTCAGATACATTCTGATTTAGAATTGCTCCAGTTTCCGTGTTTCTGAAGTAACCAGGAGTTGTAGTCTGAATTAACTTAGGAGCCTGTTTCATATTACGAACTCAACCCGACAGCACTTAAGCTCGCAAGTCTTGGAATAACGTTTCCGTTGCTGGATAACATAACTACCTTAACTTGCATAGTATCAAAGGTGTCGATAGGCTGGCCACTAGTATTATAATATCTCACTACATTATAATTCACGGGATTAGTGAATGCTTGTTTTGGATTGTTGACCTTATCGATTTGGAATCCTGGCTGACCAATGCTGGTGTTTGCTATTTTTTCATTTAACGTGATTGAGGTATCATTGGTTACTGTATTGACACGGGAAATTTGATAGATGCTTGGATTATTAGGATTCCAAATCTTAACAATATCACCCACTGAGATTTCAGTATTAAACAACGTACCAGCACCAGTTACCGAGGCACTTCCGTTAGCGGTGCTAACAAAACCTGTTAAGGTGGTGCTTAATGGAGCATTAGGTATACCGAAACTTAACTGAATATAATTGTTAGACTGCGAAGTGCTGATCTGATTAGTATTGCCGCTTTGAACAGGAGCTAATTTAGTCCACTGCTTGACATCAAAGGTGTCAGAGTCATGAGAGTTATAAATCTTAGCATAAGCTTCAATCCTAGTTCCTGCAGGAATAAAGGCGATACTCTGAACTAGAAGATCCTGAGCAGCATAGGTAGGATCAAAGGTAATTACAGTGCTAATATGTCTAGCATAAGCATCACCCTGGCCAGTTATCTCCTCATCAGTGTCAGTATTATTAATAGTATAAAGTGAAGAAAATAAGTCTAGTTTTTCAGAATAGAGGAATGGACTGCTATAAGAATTATTAGCTTGACTCAATTCAACTTTAAATACTGCAGATTTATTATTTGAACTATAGAGATAAGATGGGCTTTGTATAACTTCGTTCGAGCGCGAGAGAATTTGTGCGCTGTAACCAGTTATCTCATTATCTTTATAATTGACAGCTTTATTATTTGCGGTTTGTATAATAAAGGTACTTCCATTAGAAGCAGCAAAATCATAAGTGATTACAGCATTTGAACCATTTGGTAGATTGACACCAATCTGTGGTTGGAAAGTATTTACAGGGAAGTTGATTAAGCTTATATAAGCATTAGCACCGCTGGCTTCACCAGCAACTAGTGTTTGAGCAAATACGTTAGTGGTTGCTGTGGTCGATCCGGTAAATACAGAAGATACGTTTATCGTGGTGGAGCCAATAGCAGTAATAGTAGTTCCCGAGGTGATACCAGCAATATTAGCAGTAACAGGCTGACCAACGAAAAGATCACTTACACTTGACACATTTGTATATTGATCACTACTAAAAGTGAAAAGAGCTGAAGCAGTTGCTGTAGCTGCAGCACTTATTCCTACAGCTGTTGAATTAACAATACTAGATACTCTTGTCCCAGAAACTATTCCTGTTACATTGGCAGAAACTATCATACCACCAGTAATCGTTGCTGTGTTAGTTAATCCAGTAATTGTAGTATTTGTACTCATAGTACCAGCGTTAGTATATGGTTCAGTAAGTGTGGCAGTAAACAGTGTGCTATTTGAGAACCTATAAGTAGAACCACTAGCATTTGAATCTGTTAGAATTAGAACATTAGCTGAAGAGTCATTGTGATAAACTGTCGCAGCTGGGGCTTTAAAGAACTTACATGCACTGTTGGTAAAGCTTGCAGCTTCATCTAAGACTAATGTTGTGTTATTAGATACAGTAGCAATATGCCCAGCATAAAGAGTAGTGTTATTGGAATAAGCTATAATGTACTGGCCAGAAGTAAATTGGCTACTGAATACAGTGCTCGTACCTGTTACTGTATTACTACCAGCAGTAAAGGATACTGTTTGAGCAGACACGTTAGAATAAACAGGGAATACTAATTCACCACCTAAGAAGTTAAGCTTCTGATTGTTGGTGATTAAAAATTCGAACCCATCATTAACAACTTCAATAGTTGTATTATTGGCGCTAAACTTAGCAACCTTTACATTATATTTTAACTGTGCATTTGTTACTGGTGTTAGATTACCACCATTACCATAGTCATATAGCTGACCTTGGATACCACCACTAAAACCACCAAATGGACTATTTGTGGTTCCAACTAGAACATTACCTGTTTCAGCATACCAAAGAATATAACCAGGATCATCAGCTGAGAAATCGATAGAATACACCTTTCCAGTATCTAACTGAATTGGGTGCGAGAAGGTAAAGGTTGTTGCTGTAGCAGCAGTAGCACTAGTAGTTATGCTAGAATAAGCTTTATTTACTAAAGAATTTGGATATTTTTTAGCATAAACTGGATATCCTGTCGAAGCAGTATCTGAAATAGAAATACTAACAGTGGGGTTTGTAATGCCAGAAACATTATTAGTGGCATCAGGCTTTGCTGCAAAATATAGATCAACACTGGTCAAATAAACAATAGTTGACCCACCCACTGCGTTTGGGTCTACATAAAATGTTTGTGATTTGATAGTCATTATGAGCCTTTAATATTAATTTGTATCGAACGGATTATAATATTCACCATTATCATATTGATTTGTTCCATTATAAAACTCTAAAGATTGATTTGGTTGTTCAACTGGTGTCGGTGTTTGCTGTGAATAGAAAACAATCAGTACTTGTGCGGTAGATGTCCCATCAGAATTACTTAGCGTTCCCACTTTATTTCCAGTTAAACTATTTATGATTGACTGGGCAGAGGATACAGTAGAAACAGCGCCCCCAAGAATACCAGGCGATGCGCTAATGTATTGATTATTGGGAGCAGTTGTTGTAATATTATTAGTATAATAATATGTGAACTTTAACTGTCCACCAGCATCTGTTGTTAATGCTGCACCAACAATACCACCGAGTGGTTGGCAAAAAGCAGAAACATCAATGTTGTTAAAGGTAAAGGTGTGAACTGTATTTGGTTTTAATCCTGTTGCTGTTAAATCGAATGCCTGATCAGCATTATAATAAACAAGTCTTTGGCTATTACCACGTTTAATATACTGAGTGACAATATTATCTGGAGTATTGTCATATCCCCACAAATATTGCTTGTTGTGTTTGTGCCATTCAGTCACCTGGCTTGCAGCAGTACCAATCTGCTGGCCATTAACCTGTGCTACAGTTAAATTTGTTACTAGGGTAGTGTAAGACATAGGTTTCCTCTATTAAACGGGAATAAAGTTGACAATTTCATTGGCACTTGGTAGATCATTCATTAGATATCCATTAGAAGCAGTTATCAAGGTGAACGAAGATGGTTCGCTCGTCAATGTTCCAACGTAATTGGTCGGTGGTGGCATCCACCCGCATACTGAAGAATTATATTCGATTACTGTGGGGGTCGTGCCACCATTACCGTCAGCATAATATCCATAATAATCAACACCAACGCAGTTAGCGGAAATTAATGTTCCTACTATTGGGTTGGCGATGACGACGGTGCCACCAGTATTGGATGTTGGTCTTTGTACAATAATTTCGGCAACAGGTGGGGTGGGTTTAAAACCAGTAGTTGCAATACCCTGACTAATTAAAGAAGATTCATTATAAGGCAGAAGAGCTGATTTGCCTGATACAGCGTTAGCAGTTGTAGTATTAGCAGTATTGAAAGAGAATTCAATATTCATATTCTTCTTAGGTGGAACAATTTCATTGTTTACCCATGAAGCTGAATACTCAGGATTTGTTATATCGCTATAAGCATTACTTGTGAACGCATCAGAAAAGAAACCATACTTAAATCTATTTATCGCACCATTGATAGAGGATGGAATACCTAGATTGCTTACGCTTCTTTCTAACTGACTTAATTGTGCACCATATTCAAGAGAAGCAATTCTGTTTTCAAGAGTGGCGATTTGCGCCATAGTATAACCAGAAGGTTGAACCACTGAAATATTAGTATTAGCATTTGTTGGTGTAGCAATAATGTGAGAGGTCAACCGATTAGTAGTCATCCTCTGAACGCTGGCCATCTTAGTGTCAGTTATTAGAGTATAGTTCAAATCTTTTTGAAGTGGAATAGAAGGATATGGTGGGATAACCAATACATTCAAGCTCAAATTATTGTCTGGAGTTGCAGGAGCAACCATACCTGTAGTTGCTGGAGTTCCTTGAATAACTTTAATTACTGCAGTTTTGTCGATAACAATTCTGTCAGCTCTACCCATATAATAGTTTAGACTAGAGGAATAGTGCTCACCATCGATTGGGAACTGATAAGAAGATAGAGAACCAAACTTAGCAGTTGCACTTAATGGTGTAGGATTGATTGTTGATAAGGCAGTATTGCCTGCAGTTTGAACAGCTGTATTAGCTACACTAGGGCGGAAATCGACAGTATCTATTAGATCATAATAGTTCCCGCGAGGATCAAACATCTCAGGAATTTCTAAGGTGTTTACTGTGTTGCTAGAACCAGCAGTAACTACAGCATAAGGCTGCGCGTCATCAACCGGATATGAAGACTTGGTGAATAATGCGCCGCCAGTACCAGTGAAGTGGTCAAACTGAACTAGTAACGCATCGCCAGTTGAAAGAACTAAATCAGAATCATTATGCTGATATAGAGAACCAGTATCATAGAAGTCTGGATTTTGTCTATGATCAACATAAAAGTCGTTTGTCACATCAGTCCAAGTTGTGGGAAGAGTGTCAGTATTAGCAACGTTAGCAGTTACCATTGCACCAGATAAGATAATAGAACTGTTAGAAGCCTTATATACCTTCTTCAACCTAAAGATGTCGGGATGACCTAGTGACCAAGGACCAACAGTATTAGCTGCATTATTTGATAAACAAAGAGCAACAGTGGTATTTCTTCTAGCAGTTTTATTTGTTACCGTTTTATTTGTAGCAATAACTGGAGTAATGATAGTAGCATTAGCTGTAGCTACCGAGTTGATAGCAGCACCAAGACTAATTGTTAAAACTGCACCATTAGAATTTAAACTAGCTGAACCACTAGCAAGAGTTACTAGTGCATTTTGAGGATAAAATAGGAATGCTGCTTGTGTAGCATTAGCAACTGCTATATTAGCATCAACTTGGAAAGCTGTAGAATTAATAATATTGGTAATTCTGCGAATCGTGTCACCAGCAGCAGTTGTTGTAATTTTGAGATACTGGCCAGGAATTAATGCTGCAGTCGTATTAGCTATTACAATATTATTGCTTGCAGAAGTTGTGGTTGTAATAACTGCAGCATTAGACTGAACATTAGAAGAATGGAATGTTAGAGTTAGTTTAGCTAGATCAGCATCAGTTAATGTAGCATTAGCAGTGTATGGGAAGGTGTTGCTTCCTGATGTAGTTAGAGTAATTACGCCTGTACCTGTATTGATTACAATACCATTATTAGTGCTAAACACACCACCAGCTGTAAAACTATGGTTGGCAGTATTCTTAGTAGAAATTGCACCACCAGCAAACAATAGAGTTGAAGTTGCAGCATTTTGAACTACAGCAACGTTAGTTAGCGTTGCTGTATTTGATAGTATCACGTCAGCGATAGCTGTTACTGTGTTGCTATAATAAACGCTCTTAGTATCTGCAAAGTTAAAACCAGCAGTCATATTAACGTCAAACATGTACAACTTGCTAGTATATGTTGGGCTTCCGGGAGTACCAGAATTTGGCACAGGAACTAGTGATCTAATTCTTGCTGTACCAATAGAATTACCTGAAGGTAAGGTATTGCCTGTTGGATAATTTGTTGTATTAGAATAATAGTTCTTAGCAGTATCATAAAGAGTTACATAATCGCCTGTGGTGAAGTTGAATACACCACCGATTTCTTTTACATTAATATAATTGCCATAGCTGGTATTGATAGTGACATTGCTGCTACTTACATCAGTACCTTGTCTTACGTTAGCATAGAAATTAGCATATGTCTTTACACGATAACCAGAGATATAGGCTTGACCTGGATCAACAATTAAAGTGAATACATTAGCCTGAGCAAATGCGCCGTTTGCAGTATTGTTTGCAGCTGCTGCTTTAAATTGAACGTCAAAAGGATCTAATACGAAGTCACCATCAGTTTCAGCTGTCCGCGTTGCAATCATATCACCAATAATATTGTATTGGGTTTGCTGATTTTGAAGATAAGGAGAACCAGCGGTAAAGGATGTGATGGGGAAGAATAGAGTATTACCAGCAGCTGCAGCAGTATTGACTACAACTAGATTTGGTGTCAACTTAAGTCTATCAGCACCAGGAGCCTGAGTATTAAACGTTCCTGTAGCATTGTCAAGTAGAGACTGGTCAATATTACTATTGATAATTGCTTCTGAAGTATCAAATCCTACTGAAACTGCATCAGGGGTATTTGCATATTTTCTAACGACAACAGTTTGCGGTAGAACATCAAGGAAATACCCCTTTTGATAAATCGTACCAGCAGAAACACTGAAGGCATAACCCATACCAGTAGGAGGAGTGTTGTAATCAAGAATACTAGCGTTTGCAGATACTGACTGAGCATTATTAGCTACTGTTATTTGGGCTTTAAAATTTTGAGCAGTTAATGCTGATATGGGATCAGCGATAATGGATGTTATAGTAGCTGAATTGTTTGCGGTTTTGACTGTGGTATATGGAGCAATAAAATATCCATTACCTGAGGCAGAAGTTATAACTGTGATAATTTTACCAACAGCATCTGTTACGGGAACCCCAGTCGCACCAGATCCGATAACAGAAGCAATAGTTGCTGTTGTAATTAATGTGCCATTACCATAGTTAATAGTAACACTGTTGCCAGAATTGAATGTCCAATTATTAGAAGTTGTTAATGAAGAATTTGCCATATCATTAGCAAAAGGACGAACCTTAACTAATAGAGTATTTGCAATAGCTGTAGCATTAACTTCTGTGATAACAGCACGAGCACCAGATACTGGATCATTTACTGTATTACCAGCAGTAAAAACTGCACTATTTCCTGAGATAGTTAAGGCAGACATAAACACAACTGAGTCTGTATTAGCTAAACCTAAACCAGTGCCACCAGTTGGAACATTTACCTGGAAAATAGAATTATTTGCATCAGTTAAGGTTAGTGAATCTGAGGGCGAGAAAGCAGTAACTGCTCCGGTATTACCAGAGTTAATATAACGAACGAACAGGGTGTTTAGATCTGGAGCCTGAGAAACGAAACCAGAATTAGAGGATAAGATATAAGCTTTGAGGTTTGAAGTTGCTGCAGTAGCATACAATCCAACATAAGCTCCAACGTCGGCTGGTTGGCCATCGTTCTGAACGTTTACAACTTTAACATAAGGATAATTTGATAAATATGTAAAATTACAACCGCTTACAATAGTTCCTTTGCTGAAGATATTATCGCCAAACTTTTCGATCTGATTCTGAAATGTAGTTTGTAGAGTGTTAAGCTCTCTAACCTGAAGGGCAACGCCTGGTTTGAAAAGAACCTGTTGATAGTTCTTTGTTGAATCAAAGTTATCAAAATATGGTGCTACAGATAAGTCGGTTTGAATAGGCATTATTATCCTCTAATTTAATAGGACAGAATTAATTTAACTGTTTCAGAAGTAGTATTAGATCTAGTCACAGCGTCGAAGTTTTCTAAGTACAGCACATCACCACTTTCAGGTACTAAATCCGGTTCGTTCTTTGTATTTATAGTAAAAATAGCATCGCTTGCTAGTCCAGTAAGAGTGTTGGAAGAGTTAATCCGACCGAGTTTAGAGGTTAGATAAACTGTTGTTCCATTTACATTGTTAGAATGGAATCGAGCAGAACTGTTATATCCAAGAGTTATTTCAGCTTGAGTTAATGCTGTATTATTTAGAGGAGTATTGGCACCCTGATAGACAATTTCATTTGAAGTGAATGGGATACCAGTATAATATCCATTATATCGATATAACTGCTGGAAGGTTCCAAACCCCTTAGTAATATCGCAAATACTTATGGCATTAATCTGAGCATTAGCTGCAGAGGTACTGCCGATAATTGTTCCTACGGTAGAGTTTGTTGATGTAACCCAGCCTGGAGTTGCACGGGTTACTTGTAAAGGAGATATGCTGGTAATTACTGCACTTGCACTATTACTTCCAACAGTCTGGGTAACAGTTTCACCTACTTGAAACACACCATTAAGATCAGTCGTGGTAAATGCTACGTTTGCGAATAATGGATTAGCAATCAAACCTACAGTCTGGATATAATTGACCACTGGAATAGTATTACTCTCATTATTGGCAAAGTTTACGTTAACACCGACATGAGAAGAATATAACTCTGCTGCT